GAGCGGTGGGATTGATGAGTGTGATCATATTCTACGTGCGAATATGTGTTGCAAGAAAAACAAAAAGTGTGCCCATCAGAATACAAAGAACTTGCATCTGATGAGCCACAGTTGTTACACGGCAAGTGCCTCACGAACTCGCTGTCGGAGTTGTGCGTATGCATTAGCTTGTCGTTCGTGATAAGTAAACCAGTCGTCAACAGCAATAAAGAAACCTTTGATGACGCTGTCGGTAGCAGTGGGATCATCACCGTCTACATCAGCGAGCATGTCGCCAAAGTGTTCTGCGTAGAACTCAGGTGTGCCGTATTCTAGGTTAGCCATTCGATTGGGATGGATTGGTATGAACACCAAGGGAAGCCGTGCTTGTCAGCCCATTGGGCATAAGTTTGTTTGGCTCCCTTGTAGATTTTATTGTAGGGAGTTTGAAAGACGAATCGAATGTCTAAGTCTGGATGCATCTTCTTCACTGCTTTCATCTTCCTTCGATCTTCGGTCGTTAGTTGACCCTTTGTTTCTAAGAAGACACCATTCGGTAAAAGAAAGTCTGGTGTGTAGTTGCATTGTAAGATGTATGGAATCTTTGTTGATTCATATTCATACTTCACTCCCAGCTCTACGAGGAGATCAGAGACCTTCTCTTCGAGACCGGAGCGAAACTTAGTCATCGAGATTCTTCTCTACGATTTCTTCAACGAGTTCAGAAACCGCTCGCCGTAGCTCATACTTGAAGTCTGACCTGTCCGCCTTGTGGCGGATAACTGTAATCTCAGGTAGCCCAATAGTGAGCGTAGCTCGATAGAGACCAAGGCTAGGATCTTTCTGAACATCGTAATCAAAAGTCATCGTCATCAGTGGAATCAGTGGAAGGAGTTACATTCGGCTCGTTAGCCTTGAAGCCTTGCGTAGTGCCGAAGAGATCAGCCACCTCAGTCTCATTGAGGTCGCCTGTATCAACACCAGCAGACCCATTAAGCGAGACGACTTGAACGCCGACAAGCTTGAGGCTCGTGCCATAGGTGACGCCATCACGGAGGATGTAAGGCTTCTGCCTGAAGGCGAGCTTAACCCGTGAACCTGAGTAAATAGGCGTGGAGTCATCAGTGATGATGGTACCTTCTGTATCCACCACGGGCGGACGTGTTTCTTCATTCCAACTGAACTTGACTTTGTATTGATCAGCAGCAACCTCTTCCCAAGGTTCGGGCTTGAGAGTGCTGCGCTTAGGATTCTTCAGCTTCGATTCAGCCCACTTGAGGGACTCAATGCGATCAGCTTCCAGAGTTTCGACCATCTTGCTATCGACAATAGCCGACAAAGAATAGCCGAACTTGCTGGGTTTCAGTACTGCTTGATACCCTTCGAGAACGACAGGGTTAGCAGTGACGTGGATGGATTGTGCCATTAACAAAAGAAGTAAGTGGATTCAATCACGGATTCTGGTTCCAGATCTCCGATGATCGGTGGTTCAGACTCGGCTCCAACTGATAGAGCCCAGTCTCGTAAGTAGTCGTGTTCTGCGAACAAATGCATGTATGTCTCACGTACAATGACGCTCAACACAGACATGTCAGTTGCACGACACAACACGCTATCGTGGATGAGAGCTATAGGTGCATTGAACCTGATAGCTGACAGGTGTAGGAGACTAGCATCTAAACTGTGTATCAAGTTAGGACTCGTAGCAGCCTTATGCTTCGACACATTGACTGTATCGCTATCTCCAATTGCTATTGTTGTTTGCTTAATTTCACCCATCAGTTGGGTTTTCATACGCATAGTCTCGGGCTTCATCATACGTTGTGTAACGATGAACCCACTAGGCGTAGTCCAGACTACATCTGTAGCACCTGTCTTTAGGTAACGACCAACCTCTTTCTCAATCCACTTCATTACATTAGTGGGACCAGGAAAGAGTTTGAAGACTGCATCTCTCAATGCATGAGTAATAGCTGTGATGTCTTCTTTAGGGACACCCAACTCTTTACCTCCATCCTCTTTCTTGTCGTTCAATGCTTCATTCACATATCTCCAATTGGATTTGAACTTGGCATTGTAAGGGATGGTCATCACCAGGCGCTTCGCTACGCCTCTGTCTACGTGCTCTCGCCACCTCTCAGGTATGTTGGGCTGCGCAGCAGCTGCAACCGCCTTGTAGGCGTCCTGAGGTGCCTCTGAGGGCAAGACATTGACTAGACTTGCAGTGCTCTTATCTCTAGCGAGACCTGCGAGTATCTGCATACCACTACATGTAGCGTCTGTGCTGACAGGAATATGGGTGAACTGTCTGTCACATTCTATACAACAGTGATAGTACTCATCACAGGCAGCAAGGAACTGCCACGGCTCATCAGCTTCTACCCAAAGACCCATATTACCTACGGGATCAGTAGCAACAGCAGAGATGAGTGTGAAGTTATTGTGTACCCACTCAAGTCTTTCTTTGATAGGTTTCTTATCAAGACCATACTGAGTAGCTACCTGAAAGGCTAGCCACTCCTCAGCTTCAGGTGTCATGTAAGCACCATCAGCAAATTGTATTAGACTCTTTCCAAAGTCTGTATCATGAGGAGTTAACAGGGAAGGGATAGGGTAGACACGACCACGATAGTCAAACGACCAAGGAATGTAGTACCTATCCTTATCCTTAAACTTAGACACAGCATCCATAGTAAGACGAGTTCTTACTGCCTTACTCACTAGCTCTCTGTTCCTGTTGTGTACTTGTGCTGCATCGCGGCAATACTGCTTTCGTGCGTCAGCATTAGTATCTATATCAACAGGCTTATTAGGCAGTGGTTCAGTAGATGTGTGAGGAATGAACTTACCAATGCGATAACCTTTCTCATACATGAGTTCGGCTACCTCTACCACAAATGGGTTGAGGCGATACGCTACCTCCTGAATCTTGTTCAGAAAAGCTATGGGTTTCTCTCCCTGTATACAACACCTATTGCCTCTGCGTACCATGTCATGCCCACGCATAACCTCATCCAGAATGTAGCCACCATCAGTGGTCTCAGTCCATGGACGTGGTGGCACGAGCATGACCCATTGCTCAGCTGAGAATAAATGAGCTTGCGCAAGTACCTTGTCCTTGATGTCACAGAACAATGCACTTGGGACTAAGTATGAGTTACGTTTTCCATTGGTTGAGATAACTAAATCTTCAAACCAACCTGAGCTAGTAAGTACAGCATCTACAAGTATGCTGCCTAGCCGTACACGTACATCACGCGACCACCTCTGCCAACATATGTCAGCACGGTTCATCATAATCTGTACGTTTGTTAGCTTCTGCTGTGTGCCACAGGCAGCGTGCCAATAGTTCTTCTTTAGAACGTGTAACAATCCAGGTGCCTTGCGTTGGTAGTAACGCATCTGACACTCTTGCATGATAGCTGTACCTACAGCATCGTACACATTAGTAGTTAGATTGTCATCATCATCTTTAGTTGAGAATACTTTATCAAAGACAATCTTACATGTTATACCTGCTGCAATGAGAGGCTCAATGTCACCTAAGTACTCATGAATTTCTTTGAAATACCTGCCGTTCTTTCTCTCATGTATGCGGCTGTGCATACCCTCAATGGCAGCGACGACAGCAGGTAGGAGTTCCTGAATGCAGGTGACACCGTATATGCTAGAGCTAGCGTAAGCGTTACGCTCAGCCTTGTAAGTGTTCTGCTCAAGGTTTGCATGTCCCTTGTAGACTTGAAGTCTTTCTTGGTCAATCTGTTCCTGAACAATAGACTCAGGAAGTGTAGACAACCAATCACACATCATCCTCATCGTCCTCCTGAGGATCACCACACGCAAGGAACACAGAATACTCCTCTGGACTCATTGCCTCGATCTCCTCCATTGTTTTGAAGCGATAGATGGAAATAATAGACATATCAAGCTCGGGTGAGAAAGTGGATTTCTTCGTGATCACAGACGGTAACTTCCCAGCTATCGTCATCAATCAGCAGTGAGTGCAGTTTCTTATCAGCAGCAGATGGTTTCTGATACGTAAACTCTTTGATTTTACCAGTGCGCTTGTTCTGCGCACGGATAACACAGCAGACAGAAGAGGGTAGCTCCCAACCTGCAACCTTCCATGTCATTAGCTCATCGAAGGTATGCGGGATGAAATCTTCATCATCGGCTTCTTTGTACATTTCCCAATTGTTGGGATAGTAGGGCTTACTCATGGTTTGTATGCGTAGG